CCAGAAAGTGCTGCGTTCATCGCATCCTGCTCGGCCTGCATCGCAGCCTCCTGCGTCAGTTTCTTTGGCAGTGCCGTTTTCCTGATGGTTTCGAAGTCCCGCATCGCCTTCTTGCAGGTACCCGAAGTGAAGACCTTCGTCTTCATTTGTTCCAGGAAACGGTCACGGGTCAAAGCCTCCGAGACCAAGGGGTTGTGAACCCCGATGCCGATGTTGCGCATATCATGCGCCTGCTGGAGATTCTCCGGATTGTTCGAGTGGAGAAAATTCGACTTCTTGCTAAGCTGCGGGAAACGCGCCTTCGCGGTGCGCTTGCCACTCGCAGCCCCACCTTCCAACCCTGGTGGTTCAGCCAATTCGGGGCGACACCCCGGCGCAGGCGTGGTTGTGCTGTGCAGCACGCCGCCCTCCACATAGGCGCGTTGCTGCTCTTCCACGACAGTCGCTGCTTCTGCCTCGGCCAAGGCCTCGGCAGGCGTCGGTTCAGCGGGGCGCGCAACGGCCCCGGCTGGTACCGGCCCGGCGGGGGCAGGTGCTCCCCCGCCGCCTGGAGCCAATGGGGCTGGTGGCCCCGTCGGGGCCGGTGGCCCCGTAGCTCCTCCGCTCGGTGGGGGCGCATCCTCCCCCCCACTTTCGCTCTCGCTCTCATCATCCGATTCCGAATCCTCGGTCGATGGCCCAGGCGCGGCAACACCATTGAGCAAGCGTGGTGGCCGCGCGACGTCTACGAAGTGATCATACATGCGCCACGCTGTCGGTGGCTCATTTGCAACTCCGCAGAACTCAGGAATCAACCGCGCCATGAACAGTTGGCCGAACGTGTACCCGGTGAAGATCAACTCATCCACCACGGCAGCATGCCCCACAGTGAGGTACGCCCGACGTCGAAAACCATCTCTGGCAGCGCATTCGAGATTGGTAAGCTGGAGATCCGCACTTGATGGCTTGATGCCCCATGCCAGGCTGGCCTGGTGTTTCTGAGCGAAACTGGTAGCATCAGCGATAAAAGAAGTGGGAAGACACACATCGACCGTCAAGTCAAGCATCGACCACTTGAATGGAGTGTTGTTGCAACGCTCACAATCACGGACGATAGACATGCGACGGATCATGTGATCCTCTGCGCTGCGTGGACAGCGCAAGAACTCCAGCTCAGCAGAGTGGCATTTGCGGCAGGTATCAGGAAAAGTGCTCCCGAACCGCGACATCGCTGCTCTGCCCCCCAATTTGAGTTTGTTACCAGACGTACAGGGCTGCCAAAATGGCAACTGAACGCAAGATAGAGGTCGGGGTGGCCTCCGCCAAA